ACAGGAGACACGCTTCCGACCCTGTTTCCACAGGGTTGTCCACAGGCTGGGGACGGGTTGTCCACAGGGTTGTGGATTTCTTTTGTATGAATATGAGGTCAGAATGAATAAGCCGCAGACCGGCAAAAACATGCAGGGCAACAGGAATGCCGGGAAGAAACTTGAGAACGAGTCGCCGGGTCCGTGGATGCGTTGGCGTGTGAAGTCACGTCATGCTCGTGCGATCAGGTTCATCGAAACGTACTGTGCCAGCCCGAAGGGTTATGGGGCTGGGAAGCCGTTGAAGTTGGCGACGTATCAGAAGGAATGGTTGGAGGAGGTGTTGGCTGATGGTGTGACGGCTGCGGTGATGTCGGTTGGTCGTGGTAATGGGAAGTCCACGTTTCTGGCTGCGTTGGGTTTGTGGGGGTTGTTTGATCCGGATGAGTCTGGTGCTCCTCAGATTCCGGTGGTGGCGACGACGGTGCAGCAGGCGGTCACGTCGGTGTATGGGGTTGCGTTGGCGATGTTGCGTGAGAACTGGGAGTTGTCGTCACGGTGTTTTGTGTATTCGGCGATTGGCGGTCAGAAGATTGTGACTCCGTTGAATCATGGTGAGATGTTTCCGAAGTCGAATGATCCTGACGGGTTGCAGGGGTTGGATCCGTCGTTGGGGATTGTGGATGAGATCGGGTTCATGCCGGTGATGTCGTGGGATTCGATGTTGTTGGCTTCGGGTAAGCGTCCTCGGTCGTTGGTGGTGGGGATTGGCACTCCGGGGTTTGAGAAAGATAATGCGTTGTGGCATATGCGTGAGCGTGTGCGTCATGGGGTGTTGCCGTCTGGTTTCCGGTTCACGGAGTTCGCTGCTGATGATGGTTGCAAGGTGACTGATGAGGATCAGTGGTTGAAGGCGAATCCGGCGTTGGGTGAGGGGTTCATGAATCGTGGTGCGTTGGAGACTGCGGTGGCGATGTCTCCTGAGTCGCATTTCCGGATCTTCCGGTTGGGTCAGTGGCATGAGGGGACGGAGTGTTGGTTGGGTGATGACGGGAAGAAGGTGTGGGACGGGTTGGAGGATCCGTGGGAGATGGTTGAGGGTGCGCCGACGTGGGTTGGTGTGGATGTTGCGTTGAAGCATGATTCGACTGCGGTGGTGTGGGTGCAGCAACGTGAGGATGGCAGGTGGCATGTCGGGTCGAAGATTTGGAATCCGACTGAGGACGGCAGGTTGGATGTGTCTGATGTGATGCAGACTGTTCGTGATTTGGGTGCCCGGTTTGATTTGCGTGAGGTGTCGTTTGACCCACGCTTTTTTGATTTGCCTGCCCAGATGTTGTTGGATGAGGGTTATCCGTTGGTGGAGATCCCTCAGTCGTTGCAGCGGATGACTCCGGCTGTGGGTGCGACGTTTGAGGCGATCAAGCGTGGCGAGTTGTCGCATGATGCTGATGCTGCGTTGACTGCGCATGTGTTGAATGCGATTCCGAAGATGAATGAGACGGGGTTCACGTTGTCGAAGGGTAAGAGTCGGGGGAAGATTGACGGGGCTGTTGCGTTGTGTATCGCCTATCATCGGGCGAATAGCAAACCTGAGAGTGTTGCGTCTGCCGAGTTGTGGGCGTCGTTCGGTTAGGAGTGATGATGTCTAGGGTTCGGGTGGCGACTTTGTTGCAGGCGTTCGGTGTAGTGTCGGTGGCCATAGGTGCCGGTATTGCGCATGTGGCTGCAGGGTTCATTGTGGCTGGTGTCGGGTTGGTGCTGTTCGGTGTCTCGTTGGAGCGTGACTGATGGCGTTGGGAAATCTGTTCGGTAGGTCTGAAGCCCGGTCTGCCGGGTTGTCGTGGAACGATTATCTGCGTCTGTTTGAACAGTTCGCTTTCAATGGTCAACGGTATGTGTCGCCGGTGGTGAATCCTGCCGAGTTGACTGCGTTGCAAGGTCAGAAGAATCCGATTGTTGCGGCTGCGATTCATGCCCGAATGTTGGTGTTCTCTGAGGTGCGGTTCCAGTGGCAACCGTTTCGTGATGGCCGTCCGGGTGCTCTGTTTGGCAACACCGAGTTGGCTGTGTTGGAACGTCCGTGGATGGGTGGCACGACTGGTGATCTGTTGGCTCGCATGTTGGTTGATGCTGATCTGTTTGGGAACTCGTATTGGGTGAGGCGTCGGGGTCGTGGCGTGAGCGACGAGTTGGTGCGGTTGGATCCTGCTCGTGTGATGGTGTTGACCGGTGATGTGAATGATGATGTGACCGGGTTGCCGTATGGTCGTGAGTTGGTTGGTTACGCCGTGTTGGATGATGGGCAACAGGAGTTGGCGATGTTCACGCCGGATGAGGTGTGCCATTTCAAACCGTTGCCGGATCCGATGCATCCGTTCCGTGGCCGGACATGGTTGACGACGGTGTTGGCTGATTCGGTTGCTGATGACGAGTTGTCGTCGTACAAGCATTCGTTCATGCGGAACTCTGCGACTCCGAACATGGTGGTGTCGTTTGATCCGTCGATCACGAAAGAGGCGTTTGAGACGTTTGTGCAACGGATGGATGCGTCACATCGTGGAGCAGACAAAGCGTTCAAGACGTTGTATCTGGGTGGCGGTGCCGATGTGAAGGTGGTCGGTGCGAACTTCGATCAGTTGAATCTGAAGAATGTGCAGGGTGCCGGTGAAACCCGGATCGCTGCCGCTGCTGGTGTGCCTGCCTCCTATCTTGGGATCTCGGAGGGGTTGGCTGGTTCGTCGTTGAACTCGGGGAACTATGTGGCTGCTCGCCGGAGGTTTGCTGACGGGACGATTCGTCCGTTGTGGCGGAACGCTGCTGCTGCGTTGACGACGTTGTTGGAGTTGCCTGATCCGACTGTGCGTCTCTGGTATGACGACCGTGATGTGTCTTTCTTGCAGGAGGATGTGCGTGATGAGGCTGAGATCAAATCTCGTGAGGCGTTGACGATTGAGTCGTTGATTCGTGCCGGGTTCCAACCGGCGACGGTGGTTGATGCTGTGACGAGTGGGAACTATGAGTTGTTGGAGCACACCGGTTTGTATTCGGTGCAGTTGCAACCTCCGTTGCCCGGTCAGGAACCTGTCACCGATGGTGGTGCAGCCTGATGCCGTACTTCATTGAGTCCGACAACCCTGACTGTTCTGGTTGGGCAACGGTGAAAGAGGACGGTGAGGTGATGGGCTGTCATCAGACGAAACAGGATGCGATTGATCAGATGGTTGCTCTGTCGATTGCTGAGGATGTGGAACCCGGTGGCGAGCGCAGTGTGCGTGATTTGCCTGACAACTATCGTCCAGCGTTGTCTGATGATGTTCCCGAAGGTCGTGCATGTGGCAACTGTGTCCATTATGACGAATCAAATGTGCAAGGCGACAAGGCGTTTTGTCATCTCTGGGACGAGTATGTGCGTGGCGATCATTACTGCAACCGGTGGGAGTCGTCATACATGCGTGCCGAAGCAGATGAACTGTCGGTCGGCGATTTTGTGAGATGGGAATCTGCTGGTGGGACTGCACAGGGTGAGATCATTCGGATTGTCACCGAAGGCACATTGGATGTTCCAGACACGGACTTCATGTTGAATGCGACAGAGGAGAACCCTGCTGCGTTGATCGCTGTCTATCAACGTGTCCGTGATGGGTGGGTTGAGTCAGACGTTGTTGTCGGTCACCGATTTGCGACACTCACCAAGATTGATCCGTTGCCAGAACCGTCATCGGAAGATGAAGCGTCACGTCAGGTTGATACCGATCCTCCCGAATACATCATGAACGCTGCTGCCCGTGGGTTGGAGTTGCGTGGCGAAGGTTTCGGTGGTGACGGACTCACCGACCAGACGATCCGTGAAGCACGTCAGATGGCTGACGGTGTGATCTCCGAGGACAAGGTGATTCGTGCTAATGCGTGGGGTGCCCGACATGAAGTCGATTTGGATGCCCCGTCGAATAGCGATCCGGATGATGATGGCTTTCCCGGTGCTGGTGCTGTGGCACACTATCTTTGGGGTATTGATCCGTTGAACCCTGAGCCTGCCCGTGAATGGTTCGCCAGAAAAGCCGAACAGATCCAGAATGAAAGAGACAGCGAGATGACGGCAACAATGGAGAAACGAGCGACCGACAATCTGGTTCGCCATTTGGAGTTCCGTGTTGAGAAGTCTGACGACGGTTTGACGTTGGACGGTTACGGTGCCGTGTTCGACCAGTGGACCAACATTGAAGATGCTGTCGGTGTGTACCGTGAGCGGATCGCTCCCGGTGCGTTCAAGCGCACACTTGGGATGCGGATGCCGATCTTGCAGTTCGATCACGGTTCGCATCCGTTGATTGGTTCGATCCCTCTGGGACGCATCACGAACATCTCTGAGGATGAACACGGTTTGCGTGTCAAAGCCCGACTGTCAGACAACTGGTTGGTGCAACCGGTTCGTGATGCGATTCGTGACGGTGGCATTACCGGCATGTCGTTCCGGTTCCGCATCGTTGACGAGTCGTGGGCACGTTCCCAACATGACGGCATGGAGGAACGAACGATCCGTGAGGTGGAGTTGTATGAGGTTGGACCGGTCGTGTTCCCAGCCTATGAACAGACCTCTGTGGGTGTTCGCAGTCGTGCGGTTCTGTCTGCTTTGCAGGATGCAGAAATCCGTGGGGAGATTGCGACTATTCTGGCAGCAGGCACCGACCTTGCGTCGCTCGCTGAAATCGAACAAGACGACCCGGAGATCATCCACTCGTCTGAAGATGGAACCCCGACCGACGGTCACGTTCCGACCAGAACCCAGAAACAACGCCACGCCCTCAGGGTGTTGGCCGGACTCTAAGGAACAGAAACATGTCCAAGATGGATGAACTCGCAGTGACCGTTGAGGAACTGCGCAATCGCATCGTTGACCTCTCAGAGCGTGAGAACATCTCCGCTGAGGAAGATGCCGAACTGGATGCCGCCCTCGCTGAGCATGAGGCTCGCAAGGCCGAGTATGACGCCCTCGTTGAGCGTCAGGCCCGTGTCGCTGCCGCCCGTGATGCGGTCGTTGAGCGTGCCGCCGGTTACGACGCCCCCCAGATCATGAAGCGCACCGAGACCTCGCTTGACGTTTCGACCGCTTCCCGTCAGCAGGTTCGTGACGCTGCTCTTGCGATCATCGACCGTGACGGCAAGAATCTTCCGGCCCGGAACGGCGATCACGTTGAGAGCCTTGTCCGCACCCGGAACGGCAACTGCGACGGCACGCAGATCGCCAAGCGTCTCGTTCTCACCGAGAACGACGCCTACCGGTCGGCGTTCATGAAGGGTGTCACGCACACCGCCCCGGCGTTCACCGCTGAGGAGGCCCGTGCCCTTGACGAGTATCGTGCGATGAGCGAAGGCACCGACACCGCTGGTGGTTTCGGTATCCCCGTTCTGATCGACCCGTCGATCATCCTCACCTCGGGTGCTGCTGCCGCCCCGGTGCTGGACCTCGCCCGAGTCGTCACGATCACCACCGATGAGTGGAAGGGCGTCTCGTCCGCTGGCGTGTCGTTCTCCTACGACTCTGAGGGTGCCGAGGTGTCCGATGACGCTCCGACGCTCGCCCAGCCCACCGTGCCGGTCTACACCGCCCGTGGCTTCATCCCTTACTCGGTTGAGGTTGGCGATGACTACCCGGCGTTCGCCGCTGAGATGCGTCGCCTTCTGGATCAGGGTTACATCGATCTGGTTGCCTCGCAGACGATCACCGGCTCCGGCTCGTCCAGCCCCACCGGTATCTTCACCGCCCTTGACGCCAACACCAACGTGGAGGTCGTCGTGACCACCGATGGTGCGTTCGGTGCGGTTGACGTGCTGAAGGTGTGGAAGTCGCTCCCCGAGCGTTACCGTGCCAACGCCACTTGGGTCATGAACACCGACGTGGAGAACGAGATCCGCACCTTCGCTGCTGGTGCTGACTCCGCCTACTACACGGTGGATCTGCAGGCTGGTGGCATCGGCACCCTGTTCGGTCGTCCGATCCGGACCACCGACTACGCCCCCGAGTTCACTGGCACCACCGGTGCTGCGAACATCCTCGTCGTTGGTGACTTCTCCAACTTCCTTGTTGCCCAGCGTGCCGGTATGAGTGTTGAACTCATTCCGCATCTGTTCGGCACGACCAACGGTCGTCCGACTGGTCAGCGTGGTTGGTACGCCACCGCCCGTCACGGTTTCGATTCGGTCAACGATCTCGGGTTCCGCCTCCTGCAGAACCAGTGATCCTGACCGGCGATGCCGGTTGATCAGAGAAGGGTCGGGTGCTTCGGCACCCGACCTTTTTCGTTCCCCAAAAAAATCTGAGATTTGGGGTTGACGTCCCTACGGCAATCTGGTTAGATAATGGACATGGAGTTCACCCAGTCCACCAACCCGACCGAGGAGGTCACCATGTCCCAGTCCATCACTTTCACCCACGCTTCCTACGCTGAGGCGCAGAAGGCCCTCAAGGCCAACAAGCGCACTGGCAGCACTGCCAGCGTCACTTGGGACGCAGGCGACGGTTGGAAGGGTGTGGGCTACTACTGCCCACGTCGCAACCGCATCATTCAGGCGGTTGAGAAGAACGGCTTCAGGCTCGTGTGATCGGTCAGCCGATCTCATCACATTGATTGAACCCGGTGGAGTGATCCACCGGGTTCTTTCGTGTTACCATTCGGACACCAATGTGTTCGCCCAACCCGGCATGTGGGCAGTCATGTCGGGTTGGGCACCTGCCCACCAACTGCCACTAGGAGATAACCAACATGGCTCATGTAGTCGCAGCAGCGAACTGCACCACCGCCGACCAGAACGGCATCCGGGTGCGACTCTCAGAAGGCGTCGTCTGGGATGCGAACGATCCGTTCGTCATCTTCCGACCCGATCTGTTCCGTCCACTAGATTCCGGTGATCGTCAGACACGTTCCGTGGAACAGGCGACCTCTGCCCCCGGTGAAAGACGGAAGGCCGGTCGTCCACGCAAGATCACTGACGACACCACTAGCACCGAGTCGTGAAGGGGAAACCCGGCGAGTTCCCGAACCGCCAACCAGACAAAGTTTGCGTCGCCTACGTCCACGGGCTGGAAGTCGCCCACTCATGGCATCAGTCGTTGATGGCTCTCATCTCCTATGACGTTGGCAACAACCAACGTGTGATCGGTGGAGG